GGGAATTACCAAAATAATTGACCCAAAACATTATGGTAAAAGACATTATTGTATGTCGGTTTAATTGTAAAAAAACGGTTTTCTAAGTGGGGGAGAAATGCGGCGAGAGTTACCAGAATCATTGATCGAAAACGTTAGGGTCAAAGATGTTATTGCCGCTCGGTTTGGCTGTAAAAGAAGTTACGTTTTAATAACATCACAGGGGAAAATAAAAGTTCCTGGCCGTGGAACAATCGTAAACAATGTGGACGATTTTTGGATCCTGCTGTTTGGATCCGCCGCACATCCAAGAGACATAAAATTTGACGTAAGTGGATTGTATTGCATGAATTGTCAATCCTGGGGAGAGGCATATCCTAAATGGGTTGGAGAGATCAGACGGGAATGTTCCGATCCCAGAAACAGCATAAACGGAACACAACACATCTCCAAGCCATTTATGACTTGCGACCATTTTAAGCCTATCCCCGGTCAGGTGGCAGGAACAAAACGTAAAAAGAAAGGTAAGAAATTGTCAGATGGGAAAGCGCGGACCGCAAAGAACCCCACTAAAAATATTAAAAAGTAGAGGATCGACACTAGCATCCAGTCGAGCGAACGAGCTACAACCATTGACGGCAGAACCGAAAATGCCGTCATATTTATGGCCCGAAGCAAAACCAATATGGCGGGATACTGTGAAACAATTAAGCGCAATGGGAATATTGGGAGAGTGTGACAAGAACGCATTGGGTCGGTACTGTCAATCAATGGCACAATATATCAAGTGTCAGAATGCTCTAAGAAAAAGAAAACAATTAACATATACACGAAAAACAAGAGAAGGAAGTGAAGTGAAAGAAGATATACCACAAATCCAAAGATCAGCTAGGTTGGCAGAAGAATGTCGGAAGATTGAAATGTTATTTGGGTTGACCCCCGCATCCCGATCATCATTAGGCGGACAAATTGGAGTTAAGCCAATTAAACCCCCAGACAACCGTGGAAGGAAGAAGCCGAAATCAAGATTTTTCACGGGACATATTTGATATGCCAACAACCAAAACAGTAATTTCTCAACGGTCTAGAAAAGCCCGGAAAAGAAAGAAGCCTAAGACACCGGCCAAGAAAAAACGGCCCAAAATTCCCCAAACATGGGTCGGTATTATACAAGGAATTCCAGGATATGACCCGATCACAACAGCGGGCGAATGTTATTTTGATATTGATTCCGCACAAAAATCAATCGATTTCTTTCCGGATTGCTTGCATCATGTAAAAGGTGAATTGGCCGGACAACCGTTTAAATTAACAAAATGGGAAAAGTCATTTGTCGCCAATTTGTTCGGATGGAAACGCCCAGACGGAACACGACGATATCGGGAAGCGTTATTATACATCGCCAGGAAAAATGGAAAAACAACTTTATGTGCCGGGATTGTTCTTCTATTATTGTTTGTTGATGGAGAACAAGGAGCCGAAATATATTCTGCGGCCGCTGACAGAGAACAGGCTAGAATGGTATTCGACCAAGCCACCGGGATGGTGCGACAAGACGATGATTTATATGCAAGATCGACCGTTTATCAAAAATCTATTGTATTGAACGACAACTCCGGAAGCTATAAACCGATATCGGCCGACGCTAATACCAAACATGGATACAATGTCCACGCCGCCATTGTCGACGAACTGCACGCGCAACCAAATCCCGACCTTGTAGATACATTATTGACATCCACCGGCGCACGTTTACAGCCCTTGATCGTTGAAGTTACAACGGCAGATTACTATCGCCCATCGATATGTAACGAAAAACATGACTACGCATCAAAGGTTCGGGACGGAATAATCAAGGACGAATCATTTTTGCCGGTTATTTTTGAAGTGAAAGCCGAAGATGATTGGAAGAAAAAATCCACCTGGAAGAAAGCAAATCCCAACATGGGGATTACCTTTGATGAGACATACCTAGAACGAGAATTTAAACGCGCACAGGAAACGCCCAGATATGAAAACACGTTTAAACGGTTACATCTTAACATGATTACAGAACAAGTGGTCCGATGGTTGAAAATTGCAAGTTGGAAAAAATGCGAAATGCTACAGATTCCACAAAATGAATTGATGTCCGCCAAGTGGTTTGGGGGATTGGATCTGGCATCCACCACAGATATAGCCGCATTTGTTTTATATTCTCCCGAAAACCATGTAGTTATACCCCGGTTTTGGATCCCATCAGAATCGGCATATCTCCGAGAGCGCCGAGATCGTGTCCCATATCTAACATGGGCCAGACAAGGATTTATTAAATTGACAGAGGGGAACGTCATAGATTATGATTTCATTCGTAAAGACATAAATGCCCTGGAAAAGCAATATAATATCTGCGGAATCGGTTTTGATAGGTGGGGATCTCAACACATAGAAACACAATTAAGTGGCGACGGATTCGACGTACAAGCTTTCGGACAGGGGTTCGCTTCAATGTCTGCACCATCAAAAGAATTTGAACGACTGGTTGTGGGCGGGCTTTTACGACCTGGAATGAATCCCGTTTTAAGATGGATGGTATCAAATGTGGCGGTGGAAACAGATGCGGCCGATAACATTAAACCGTCCAAATCAAAGTCGAAAGAAAAGATCGACGGGATTGTTGCGCTGATTATGGCGATTGGGATCGCAATCCAAGGCGTGCCAGAAGAAAAAGAATCGATCTATGAAACACAAGGAATAAGGTCATTATGAACCCGGTTGATACCGCCCAGGAAGGAAAATCAAAATTTATGTCAATCATTATGGTTGCCCTAGCGGTTACAGCCCTGGGATTAATAGCATATGGCAGTTGGTTAGTATATAAACCTTGTGGATTTCTGGTGCCTGGTATGTTAATATGGATAGATATCTCACGAACGAAGGGGGGTTAAGATGTCAGTTTTAGCAAATATTTTACCAGATATCCGATCTTCACACGGATTAAATCCCCAATCACCGGCGTTCTGGATTCACCAATTATTCGGCGATAGATTTGGACAGGCCCAAGTCACTGAAAATAATGCTCTGAGTATTTCCGCGTGGTGGAACGGTATAAACATTATTTCTGGAACGATAGGGTGGTTGCCATTTGCCGTATTTGAACGCCGCTCAGATGGAGGGCGGACCAGAGTTCCAACGCATCCGGTCCACACACTATTGCATGATCGGCCGAACCCCTTGATGGATGCGTTAGTATTTCAGGAGTTATTACAAAGCCATGCCCTAGCATGGGGAAACGGATACGCTGAAATAGAACGAAATGGCGCGGGAGATCCAATAGCACTGTGGCCATTGCCGCCAAATAGAGTTACACCGGAAGTCACTGAGGATAGATTGTCTATTCGTTATAAATTTATTGATACTGATGGAAAGCCACAATTTATCCGATTTGAGAATATGTTTCACTTAAAGGGACTTGGATTCGATGGAATAAAAGGTTTCTCTGTCGTTAGAATAGCCCGCGAATCGCTTGGAGCAACAAAAGCTATTGAACGTTATGGTTCAAGGTTTTTCCAAAACAATGCAACGCCGGAGGCAGTTCTGGAATATCCAGGAGTTTTAACCGACCAGGCGGAAACGAATCTACGGAATTCGTGGGAGAGAACACACAAGTCACCCGACAATGCCGGAAAAATAGCAATATTAGAAGAAGGAATGAAATTAACCAAAATTGGAGTACCGCCGGAAGATGCACAATATTTAAATTCAAGAAAATTTTCGGTCATAGAAATAGCTAGATGGTTGGATATTCCCCCCCATATGTTGAAGGAATTGGAACGTGCAACATTCAGCAATATTGAACAACAGGGGATTGAGTTCGTAACATTAACGCTTGTTAAATGGTTCAAGCGTTGGGAGCATGAGGCGAACTTCAAATTATTCAACACTGAGGACCGAACAAGATTTTTCGCAGAATTCATTCCAAACGCATTGTTACGAGGGGACACAAAGGCAAGATTCGAAGCCTACAGAATGTCGATATCGTCTGGATGGATGAATAGAAACGAGATCCGAATTATAGAAAATCTTAATCCTGACGAACCAGAACTCGACAAATACCTTCAACCCTTGAATTTTGTGACAGTGGGGGACGGAACATCAGAGGATTTGGTAAGGTTACTTAGGCAATCAAGCACCAAACC